TCACTTGGTATAAAACTCGCCATCATCATCTTCTGATTTGCCCAAGACTGGAAGATCCAATGTGGGAGAAATTTTCACTTTTCTGTCATAAACCACAACCTGGCTTTCAGTTTTGTGACCTGAGAATAGTTGTTTGTCCTTACTCGAGCCTTCGTAATCAGATATTCCCTTGGCTTTGAGATCATGAAATGTACACGGCAGTTTTCTATCTAGTTTTTTTCCTGCTGCTTCTCTTGCGGTTTCCCACAGATCGTTAAACCCACTTTTCGAGTATTTAGTTTTTTTGCTGCTACAGATAACCGTTTCCCGCCCACCCAGAGTTTTTGCAAGTTCGATGGCGTTATGAAGCCGTTCAGTCCAGACTTTTATTTGTTTAGTCCCGGTCTTTCCCTGCTGGATAAAAATGCCTTCCTCGCTTACTTGCGACCATTTGAGAGAAAGAACATCCGAAACGCGAGCCGCACATAAGTAAGATATCTCCATGCCAACCCGGAGAGCTGGTGCCGCCTCTTCATAAATTGCCTGATATTCTTCGTCTGTCACGTACACGTCACGGGCTTTTAAAGAGAACTTGCGTACTCCTTTGCATGGATTTCCTTTCACGTACCCTCGTTCATATCCCCATGAGAAAACACGCGACATCCCGCCGAGTTCCTGGTTTGCCTGGTTAATACTGCGTTGGCCACGTTTATCCATATAGATCCTGACCATCTCAATTTTTATGTCATCTGCTCGCATATTCCCGAACACTGGGACCAGGTTTTTTTCATACGACCTGTAATCAGTCTGTGTCCGCGGAGCAAGTTCAGCAAAAGCTGGGCTGCTGGTGAATAACTTCCATAATTTAGAAAATGTCATTACGTCTGAACGCTTGGCTTTTTCTTCCTCATAACGCGCCCATAGCCGGGACATACTCGTCCCGGTAATAGGTGCAAGGGTTACGCTTTGTTTTGTTCCTTTTGGCTTCCACACATAGCTATATCGGTTTTTAGTTACGCGTGGCGGGAGGTGCTTGTCTTTAGGATCTTTTCTTGGTCTGCCCATTGATTGCGTCGTAATTTGGCTCAAGTGCAACATATTCATCGACCTTAGGTAATTCAGAAACTCCGGGATCAATACTTCTGCGCAATACAATTGGGCGGTTCCGCCCATCAGTGGTGAACGGTATGCCGTGACACCGCAGCTGTCGCTGCTGGTGGGTGTAGCGCTGATAGCCAGTAATTTCTGCAATTTCCTGAGGAGACAGTGTAAGTTCGTGCATAGCTCATCTCTCTGATGGCCTGCCTGTAAAAACATACCAGGCAGGATCCATAAATTGTGAAATTAGAAAATCAGTTTGCGGTCAAGCGTTGCCAGATTGCAGAGACGTATTTGACCTGATGCCGGGCGTCAGAAAGCGCATTGTGCATGTCACCTTCAAACGGGATGTCGAAGCGTGGATTGATACCGACAGATTTACCCAGTTCGACCATGGTCCTTACGTCCCTGTCATTCCAGAACGGAACAGCGAAGGGGGTATCTGTTAACGCGTATGCGCGGCGAAGAATGACGTTATCAAACGAACATCCATTACCCCATAACTGAACTGTGTGGCTTCCGTTAGCAGCGTTTTCAGCAATAAAGTCAGCTAGGAATTCGAGGGTCTCAAGCAACCCCATGGCTTCATCAACAAGAATGGCAGAGCGGGCTTCAGATGATTGTTTCAACCACCACTGAATCTTCGACGCATCCGGTTTCATGCCAAACGACATCGATGACTCCAGACTGACAACCTGGTAAAACTCGGCGCCAGTGTTACCAGTTGAAGGATCAAAAAATACAGCGCCAATAGAGACTATTGGGGCATCAGGACTGTTGCCCATAGTTTCCATATCAACCATCAGGTGAGTATAGAAAGCGTTCAGGGGATCCGTTTCAATATGGTGAACGGGTTCATTATTCAGGGAAGCTGACGCGTCACCAGTTGCATCAGAGCTTTTAACTGGCAAAACTGCTGTTTCGCTCTGAGGCACTTCAGCATTAGCTTTGATTTCGCTGTTGTCAGTTTTTTCCATCTGCACATCGCTGGTGGTTTCCTCGGTATTGGCTTGTTGTAATTTTTCTTCGACGGCGCGCTGGCGTACCTGGTCTACGACAGAAAGCGCGGCTGCCGGCTGGTTACCCATCAGGCCGTCGATGGAGAACACGCCGTTGCCCATGTTGGCGATTTCTGGTTGTTCGACTCCTGCCTTCTGTTCAGCTGTGACTTTCTCGTTAATCTCGTTTTCCCAGCTTTTTTCTGGCACGTGACCGGCTGCCGCCAGGGTTTCTTCAGTTGGGTGCTGGTGGTCGGTTTCAGTCAGGTTCTTATTGATGTAACGGCTCAGCAGTTCCGGGAAATGGTGAGCGTTTTCTTCTGCACTGCGAATAAGCGCGAAAATAGCGGCACGGGAATAATCCAGGATGCCAGCGCGTTTGCGCAGGGCGACGGACCACTCTTTGAACGGGCTTTCGTTTTTAGCAATGATCTCTTTTGCACGACGGAAAACGCCACCCGGAATATCGTAGATGTTGAAATCCATTGGAAGTGTGGCCAGCGCAATATCAATGTCCAGAGTTTCCAGCGTGTGGACAAGTTCCGGGTTACGATCGGTCTTATTGCCACCACCAGCGTTGGTTCCTACATCAGAGCGCTGAATCTGTGACACACGATTGCCCTTACACCACTCTTTAACCAGCAACCCGCGGTCAATGTGTTCAGTACTGAACCAGGCCTTAAAGAACTGAATTACGGTAGACAGATCCACTCGTTTACCATCAACCGGGAAAATAGTTTTTAGCGCGCTGACAATTTTCCAGATATCGATCTCTGGTGCTTTCCTGAATGGTTCTACATTCTCGGCGGCAAGCAGCAGGTTTTGCACATAGCTGTTGTCCACATCCAGCTCGAGTTCCTGAATGGTTTTCTTCTGCTCAGTATCAATATGGTAAGCATATTCTTCAGAAATAAACTGAGCCAAAAGGCGCTGGCGTAGCGGGAGAGTCGCAACGGTAATGAGTTCTGGCGTTACAAGTGGAACGGTGGGCTCATCACCCACAATTCGTGCTTTCTTATCGTTAACCCACTCCTGCACGGTTTGAGTCCGCGCTTTCGGTTCCGCAATCCATTCGGTAATAAATTCCTCAAATGAAGCAATGGTATAGACCTGCTCACGGTCGAAGACTTCTTTTATTGCGTTTGCCAGGTTCCACTCGACATGAGCAGAAAGCTCTTTCGCCGCTGGCACATTTGCAACGGCCAGTAACAGGTTTTGTATATAGAGATCATTATCGTCCAGTTCCATTTGTCCGATCTGGACGTGCCGCGCTTCACTGATTTCCTTCTCTTCACCGTCATTTAACAGGTGCGCAATCAGCCGCTGAGACAGGCGCAGGCGAGATATGGGGCGGAGCAATGCTGGCGCATCGCTGGTGGGTACATTGGCACTGGAGGTTTCAGGTTTTTGCTGGCTTGAAGCCTCCGGGTTTTCATTATCCGGCTTCTGTTTCAGTTGCCACGTTTGCTGGTCTTCTGCCAGTTCGTAACGATCGCACCATGTGTCATCAAGTGTGCTTTCCTCAGGAAGATCGTCAACAACAAACCAGTTGGTGCGAACAGGTAATTGATAGTCGGCGCCACGACCGACGGCAATATCGTTGTCTTCGAGAATATTGAGGATTTCGCGTTCTGCACGGGAATCTGATTTCGCAGAGAACCAGCAAAACAGGTTTTTTGCCTCAGTTGCTTTCGCTTTGGCTTTAATAAGATACGCATACGTTAACATTGCGTTCGGGCTCCATAGGATTGTAAGATACCCGGCAGCTGATGATCGCCGCCTAAGGTAGTGGTTATTGGTCAAAACTCGTTCCGGAAAGCTTTGGTCGGCTGACCGGGTACTTAACCCGCCTTGCGCGGGTTTTGTGCTTTATGGGGTAGGGGATTTTCCCTGCGCCAGCTGTGCGACGGGGACCCACTCCAGAGCATTCAGCACTGGTTCAAATGAATCAGGCGTGTGAGTAACGGCGCGAACGACGTCAGCCACGCTGGGATTTGCTTTGCTAAGGTGGTATCCGCCACCAGCGCCACGCTGACTGGTGACAATTTCACTGCTGCGCAGCTTCGAGAAAATCTGCTCGAGGTAAGATACAGACAGCTTTGATTCCTTACTGATAGATGCGATGGAAACAGGGCTGCCGTTGTAAATCCTGTTGAGGATGGCAACCACCTGAACAGATGCCACCACACGTTTCATTCCAAACTCCATAGTCACTTCCTTACTGATGCTGGCAACAGCCATTGGTCAAACTCGTTATGAACGAACTGCAGTCTGTTGGTCGGCAGACGGGTCGCCCTTCTGGGCGAGCATGTAGCAAATTAGTCGAATGATTACTTCAATGCGATTTAGATGTACGGCCTGACACCGCACTGGTTTACGTGCGAAATCGATCATGGATTTATCCTCTTGCGTTGCCCTTGTCGCCAGGCTGGCGGAACGTTGAACCTGCTGCGTTTTAATGCCTGTCATCTCATCCGGTGATTCGTATGCCGCCGGCAGCTACTTCGTGGGCGTCCTGCCTTGATGACGTTTTTCAAACTGTGTTTATATTTAAACTCTAAATGTGTTTAAAAGTCAACACGAGATGTGTTTAAAGCGATGCCGATGAAAGCGATATGGGGAAAGGGAAGGGGAAAGCATAAAAAAACCAGCCAAGTAGGCTGGTTAGATTGCTTAGTATTGTGGCTTAGTCGTCAGTTGGCTTGAATCGTCCACGAAGGTACTTTTCGACATATTCATCTATTTCTTTCAGCCGCAATTGAAAGGTATCGATCATTCTGTCTTGTTCAGACTCCGGCAACTGGTCAAAAAGGGTGATTAATTTACGATGCTTAGGCGTTAACCATGATTCAGCGTGATCATCACCAAACATTAGCTCTGCCGGGCTAATACCGAGAGCTTTAGATATTGTTATAGCGTCGTCAACGCCAACGTTGCGGCGACCTGCTTCATAGTTCCCGATGCGTGACTGAGCCCACCCACATAACTCTGCGAGTTTAGATTGCGACATATTTTTCTGTTCGCGTAGCTGCTTCAGTCTGGCGGCAATTGCAGTGTTTATATTCATTACTGATTTTTACCACGTTACGTGTTATCGCTCAAAGAACGTTTCGTCTTGACTATCTAACACATTATGTGTTTAATTCAGCTAAACACTATATGTGAGGACAAGATGAACAACATCGCCAAAGAACGGCAAGCGCTCGGTTTAACTCAAGAGCAATTAGCCAAATTATTCGGGTGGCGTCAGTCAAGGCTCTCAAATTATGAGAACGGAACACGCCAGCCTGGACTACCGGAATGCAGATTAATTGTGGAGAAGCTTAACGAGTTAGGGCGCACCTGCTCCCTTGATAGTGTATTTCCGCCACAAAGCGAGGTCTGAACGATGCAATCAGTAGCTTTTACCCATAATAAAACGCGGTTAGCCTCTCCGGTGAAATCGCAAAATCATTTTAAACCTCAGCGTCGTGACAACATTCAGCACCGCGTCATATTGGCAGCCGTTCGTGAATGGGAATCGACATTACCAGGACAGGCACAGGAACGGATCGCTCAGCTGGTGGCAGAAGAATGGGCTAAAGCAGATGGCCGCGGAATTGCTGTTAATAAGCAGAATTTATTCCGGTATTTGAAAAACGAAGGGGGGTCAGAAAAGTATACGGCTTACGTTATGCAGCTGTCAGGCTCAATCATTGCTGCTATGCCAGTTCAGATTGCCAGGAAGCACGGGTTAAGTAATGCGAGCACAGAAGCGGAGCTGGTGGCCAGCGCTATCAAAGAATGCAGCGAGGCACACCAAGCCAAATTAATCGGCGCTCCGTTACAGAAGCTCGAGAAGGAGATTCGTGAAGCGGCAATCGCATTGTTCAACATGCTACCTGCTGACGCGGCGGGACCACTACTGGCGAGCATAAGCGCCGTAGCGCCGCAATTGTTTTAATCGAGTTTTGATCAATGACCATTATTACTGCAACTCGCGGGGTGAAGTATGCCTAATCCTTTGGCTAAGGCCATGCTTAAGAGTAAGGCTAATAACGAGCCTTACCGTAAGGTGAAGATCACCATGTGGGATGATCCGAAGTTTCGAGCCTTATCACCACTCCCGCCAAGTGGCCAGAGTCTGTTTATTTACCTGCTTACAGGTCCATTCACAGGGATTATTCCCGGGCTGTATAAGGCGGGAAGGGCGGCTATGGCTGAAGAATTAAACTGGGATGTCGAAGCCTTCGACTTAGCCTTAGGCGAAGCCATAGCGTTAGGTATGGTGGAAGCTGACCTTAAAGCCAGAGTTTTTTGGTTGCCTAATGCGGTGAAACATAACCCACCAGCATCAGTGAACGTGATCAAATCCTGGGCAAGATCGTTTGAATTACTGCCTGAATGTTCACTGAAAGATAAAGCATACGAAGCTCTCAAAGCCGCCTGTTACGGGGTTTCTGACGCTATGGGGATGGCTTTTGATAAGGCTTTCGCCTTGCCTAAGGATAAGGCTAAGTCTTTGGCTAAACCTTTGCCATCAGGTATCCAGAAAGCAGTTAGCAGTAAACAGATCTTAACCCCCTCTCTTAGCGCGGGCGCGATGAATAATTCGACTGGCGAGGAACTACCATCCCCGGCCATGCCCCGATATCTGGACGGTGTTGATGAACCGATCGGGAAATTCAGCATGGCAGATAGCTGGCTTCCCTCCAGAGACTTCCGACAGCGCGCCGCATCGTGGGGTATCTCCCTGCCTGAACCAGATTACCTTCTGACTGAACTCGCGGAATTCACCGCGTACTGGGAGTCGGAAGGGAAAGTTTTTACGCAAATCCAGTGGGAACAAAAATTTGCCCGACATGTAGCCCGGGTGAGAACGCAGGTAAAACCAGAAACCGGAGGTAACAGTCATGTGGGAACAGGATCAGAACCAACAGCATCCCGGGCAGTTCAGCAAATTCAGTCAGCCCACGCAGAGTGGCGCCGCAGGAATGGACTTGATAGCGACGGAAACAGCCTGGCGTCTGTGGCAGGTCATGGGGGAGGTGTATTCGAACCGATGGACCCAGAAGAACGGGGCGGAGCCTTCGCCTATCTGGATAGCCCAGATAGGTTCGATGACTGAACAGCAAATTCGGCTGGTGTGTCAGCAGTGCATGGAGCGCTGCGCAATGGGAAACACATGGCCGCCTGACCTGGCTGAGTTTGTTTCTCTGGTTTCAGAGAGTGGTGCGAATCCATTCGGACTGACATCGGAGCAGGTTATGACGGAATACCGGCGCTGGCGCAATGAGTCATATCGGTATTCAGGAAGCGATAAATATCCATGGCCTCAGCCCGTGCTGTATCACATCTGCATCGAAATGCGCAGAACGGGCGTTGAACGACAAATGACAGAGGGGGAACTGAAACGACTGGCGGAAAAGTTACTTACGAAGTGGTCGAAGCATGTTGGTAACGGACTAAGTGTGCCACCAATTCGACGTCAACTGGCGGCGCCGTACCATCCGGCGGGACCAACGCCAGCGCAAATACTGATGGAAGAATACAAACGCCGCAAAGCGGCAGGTTTAATTAACTAAAACGAGTATTGACCAATGACCATAGAAATCTCTCAGAAAGATCGGGTAGCGATAGTGGTACGCCATACTCCGAACTGCGTATTACGTGATGTGTGTGAAGCGCTGGATATTCCATCCGGTACCGCAGGTAAGTTTCTGCGCGCGCTGACTGTCAGCGGCACAGTCCTGCGTACTCACAACGGAACTCAGTATGTTTATAACATCGCTCCGGATGCAAAATTACCTGACGTAAAACTGCCCTTCATGGAAGAGAAAAGTGATCCGGTTGAAACGCAATTAGCGGAGAAAATGGCGAAAGACCTGAAGTCCCGGGGACTCTGGCGGCGCGCAGCAAAGGTATATACCGACATGTTAGATATTGCCCGTAGTTCAGCTGAAGTGTCACGTATAGCGCAGCAACGTAATGAATGCCTGCGTATGGCCCGGAGATGATCAGCATGCCAAGACCAAACACACCAGAAGAGCAGGCGGCACTTATCCGGGTGATCATCGAAGAGGTGAAAATCCGTGGACGCTTAACCGTTAGCGAGGCATCACAGATGTTGTCGCTGCATCGTCAAACTGCTGAAAAGTATTTCCGCCTAGCAGCCGAACGCGGCGAACTCATTCGTTACGGTCGTCTTGGTTTGTTCAGGGACCAGAAGGCTGTGATTGATTTCGATCTCCAACGATTCTCATACGCCTCGAGTAAGCCTGTGATTGAGTTACCAGCAGATTTTCGGGGAAGTGCGGTTATGCGCCGGGTCACAGGTATCGTTGTGTGAATGCAAGCAATAATTAAATTACGATTTTAGATATAATATTGAAGGTAACACCTACAACATTTGGCTACTGGCGGTTTATGTAGCAGCTGATAGCATTTATACCGTCAAAGCCACAAACAGTAATTTCGGCCTAAGGGAGCAATCATGAGACGATGCTATAGCAAATAGACTAAATGACCAGCTATTGGGGAGTCTGGCTACATGGGCGGTTTTACGGTGAGCTACCATAAAGTGTAGCGGCTTCAAACAAGTGTGAACGTGCCGTGAAAGCATTTATTGTGATGAAACTAAATGAAAATTGATGACAGTTCAACAGATAAAGAAAAAGAAGATATTGATGAAACAATTGAGCGTTCAAAACTGCTCTATGAGTATCAAGTAAGACAGTATGAACTAGCAGTTACTTCGATACGAAGATTAGAAGATAAAGCAACAAAAATATTCGGAATTCTAAGTGTCGTTATTACCGTTACGTTATTAATAGTTCGGTATTGGTGGGGTGACCTTTTCGGCGGTGGCTGTTCACCACTAAAAGTAATTTGTTGGGGGTTATTAGCAATGTTTATTTTCCTAGTCATTTGTTCTTGGGGGTTCACATTTAGTGCAATGGCCCCTAAGGAGTTTTCCAAACCACCATCATCGATTGAAACTGTTACAGATTTTATCGTCGACAACCCTCGCTATGAGAGTATGACAACGCTCGCAAATACATACTCAAAATGTACAGACGTTGTTGATCAGTTGCATGAAGACAAGGTAAAAATGATAAAGAACTGCATGGAGTCAATGTTGTTTGGCGCATGGATGTTCCTATTTTTCTTAATTTCATTTATTTTTCTCAAATTCATTCCTTAAAGGATAGTTATGACTGAGCAACGCAAAGGCAGTAAACCTGGATCTGGAAGCAATAGGCAAATACCATCTCAACCTAATGATAAAATTCATAAGATTAATCAACAGGATACTGTAAAATATGATACTAAAGGGTCTCTGGACACGAAGCGTATAAATGAAAGTAGAGATACTGACGAGAAGAAATAAGTCAAAAAATAGGCAAAAACCCGCTTGTGCGGGTTTTTGTGATTGGAGATAGGTACTGAATCTACCCTAGTTGTGCGTCATTCAGCAGACTTATCGAGATGTGAAGTACGCGAAATACAAACAGGCTGTTCGCTGCAGTAACTTTGCGCCTTCGCTTTTTGCTGAGGCTATTGAGCGAGCTAATTTGGCGGAGTTGTGTCACAGAAAATCCATTGCAGCCTAACCTATAATCATTTCAGTAACATGATTATTTTTTATGCTAGGCAAGAATTTGCAGTAAATTCCGATGTGATTGATCAATGGGAGTGTTATGAGCGTTGGAAATGCAGAACCAAAGAACCCGGACGCAGCGGATTACAAAATTTACGCGCGTCTAGATGCCGGAGAATCTCTAGATAGCATAATTACGAACCCACCGACGACTAAGTACGGACGGATTACCTGCGAGAACAATATCAGGCAGGAGTATGGGTTTTGGAAGCGATGGCGAAAAAAGACCACGAAGAATTAAAGCAGCCCGCTTCGGCGGGTTTTTTCTTGTCCGAACATTTTTGTCAATCTGATTTAGTAAAGTCCGAATGCTCGGAAAAACTTAGCGGATACAACGGCATGGCTTTGGCGAAAAGTGCTATTAACCACTTGAATATGAGGTCTGATAGGTATACTGTATAAACATACAGTTAATTGATGTGAAGAGAATTATGAAGATAGAACTTACCATCAACAAATCAAAAGACCTGCCGCACGGCGCCATACCCGCACTCGAGAAAGAGTTGCTAAAACGGCTTCAGAATCAATATGACAATTGTTCTCTGGTTATCCGCAGGGCTGGTGGCGATAGCCTGACTGTTTTCGGTGGTGATAAGGGAGATAAAACGAAGGTGGAGGAAATCCTCCAGGAGACTTGGGAAAGCGCTGACGACTGGTTTTATTAATTTTTTGGGTGTTACTTTGATCCCGTTTGCATGGGGGAGTTTAAGTGAAAGAAAAAGTAGAATTGCCCAAAAAAGGCTATGCAGTTATCAGATGTCACGATGGGGTCATCGTTGCCAGGCTGCAATCATTTCCTGAGTGTGAGCGCGCCCTGATGTATCGTCGCGGTAGCATGGTGTCTTTCATGCCTCTTCAGGATGATGAAATTATCGGCACACCTACGTTGTTTACTCAGATGCTGGAAAGGGCTGGTTATCGTCTAAGTCAGTTTCAAGTTTCATCTTAGATTTAAGATAGGTAAAAAAGAAATAAAAAACATACGAGAGAAAAATTCCATCCAAAGCAGAGTATGAATTTAGTCGCTATATTAAGATATATAGCGACTAATTATCTTATTAGTTGTCTTTGTTTTTTGTTTTTTCTTTTACCACTTCTTGTGTTTGATTAAATATGTCTTTAAAGTTTGTTATGTTGGTGTTTATTGCGATAAGCAAAACGGATGCTATAATAATAATTCCAGTAATGAATGATTGTTCAACTAGTTTATAAGCAAATATACATGTTGAAAAACAAGAAATTAATGAAAGAAATATATATACCATAGTGGAGTTATAGTCATGATACTTTTGGCCAAAAGCCATATATAATAAGCCGAGTACTATGAAGATCCCAACAGAAATGGACACCATGATTACTGCTATTTTGTTTGATTTTTTTTCTGGAGAGGAAGTTTGCTGAGGGATTGCTTGTAGAAAAGCTCTCAGATCACCTATGTCAGCATTGTTAATGGACGCGCCCTCTGCTTCCACTTCTGATACGGTGCCATCAGCATAAGTGGTTTTCCATTTTATTTTTCCACTCATAACACATTCCTTAAACCAAAAATTCTTTTATAATCTTTCTCAACAGCAGAGAGTGACCATTCATTTTTTGATGAGTCTTTGATTAGTGTAGCTTTTCTTTGGTCAAAGATTATATTGGTTCCTAAGAATTCTACCGCATTTAAATTGCCACCTATTACGTTTTGTGATAAGCAGGAAACTGCTTCGGATAGTTTTGTGCATTCTGGCATATATTGTGTTTTTTTAGAAATGATTCCGATTTTAATTTCTATAATCCCGCTACCATCCTTAACTGGATGGACTACATAGGAAACAGGCAGGGTTTGAGTATTTTTGTGAATTAGTTTACTCATTTTCCTAATGTAATCATCATATCGTTTTCTAAAAATCATAGTTCCTCAATTATTGATTTTATGTGGCTGAGATTTTGTAAGTAAAAATTTCTTAGTAGTCATATATTGAACCAACTCTACCATAACAGTATGTATCATTAATACTACAGTGAGCGGGTTTTAGCTGGATAACATGTCTGTTTGAATCGTGTTACACTCACTTCATAGGCCTGAACAACCTATACCTGCTGCGCCACAGGAGAAAAGCCCCATGGCGCAAGACCAATTCAAGCAATCCCACATACTGACGTTAACTAACGCCAGCGATTTTCTTTTTGCCGCATCCAGAGGTGCGTTATGAAGAAAAGCTGGTTTCAACATACACAACTCACCACTGAGCAGGCTGACGAACTGGAAGCCCGCTATCACGCAAAGCAGATTAAGACCGAGCGTAGTCTGGATAATGACTTCATTCACTGGACGATCAGCGCGTTCTTGCCAGAAGTCTCTAAGACTCCGCGTCAGGATAGAACATGGCAACAACGGATCTGGAGGTGAATGTGAAAGTCTACGATATCACCCCAATGGGCAAGCCCAGAATGACGCGCGCTGACAAATGGAAAAAACGCCCCGAGGTTCTGCGTTACCGCGCTTTCTGTGATGAAGTTCGTCTGCGGGGTGTTGAGCTGCCGGAAAGCGGTTCACATGTCACCTTCATTCTGCCGATGCCAGCGAGCTGGAGCAAAAAGAAACGGGCTGAGTTCAACGGTAAACCACACCAGGCTAAACCTGATTTCGACAACATGATGAAAGCCCTGATGGATGCTATTTACGAAGATGACGCTCACATCTGGGATTCACGCGTCACAAAATTATGGGGAGAGAAGGGACAAATAATTATCGGGGAGATTGCAGAATGAGGGTGCTGCTGAAGCCGGTGGTTGCGCGTGAGCTTGGAATTGTGCTGCTCAAGCCGGGCAGCGAGCTGATGTCATTATTCAGTTGTGAACGTGTGCTAGTGGAAAGCCAGCCGGCAGGAATGGAACGGTTGCCTGCTGGCCGTGTTCCTGACGTTAGCCAGCCGCTTGCCAGTGACGAGTCCCTGTGGCCGTTCTTCCTGGATGAAAAGGTTATGAAGGCTGCTGGTGGTTTGAGTGGCCTTGATTACTGGCTTCTGCGTTATGGCGGTAGCTGCTGCCAGTGGCCACACAGCGATTACCATTATCACGAGTTAACCACTCTGCGTCATGAACCCGGATCGGTTCTTCTGTGTGGACATTGTGATAACCATTTGCGTGACCATTACAGCGAACAACTTGCAGAGCTGGCGAGACGTAATGTTATTAACTGGATTATCAACAGCATGATGGTGGCGCTGAATATGGATTCTTCCAGAGAACTGTCGCTGGCGGAGCTTTGCTGGTGGGCGGTTCGAATGGGGGTTACCGACGCAATTCCCGAATCAGCAGCCAGTCGGTCGCTACGTATTCCTTCGGAAGAACATCAGTCAGTCATGCGTGAATGCGATATCGAACCGGGTGTAACCGCCACCAGCATCATTACAGCCAGAGCCAACGCAGTAACCGTGAACATGCCACCAGCGCAGGTTCCAGCGATTAAACCCGTAGTCTGTGTCCTGGTGGATCCCGAGTCCCCGCAAACCTATATGAAACGTCCGAAGAGGATCCGTTGGACGGCCCCCCGATATCTGGCATGGATTAAAACACAGCCCTGCGAATGCTGCGGCAAACCATCCGATGACCCACACCATTTAATTGGCTGGGGGCAGGGAGGGATGGCAACGAAGGCGCATGATATTTTCGCGATCCCTTTGTGTCGCCAGTGCCATACAGAACTACATAACGACCCGGTAAAGTTTGAGCAAAAACATGTTCCTCAGCCGGTAATGATAATCAGAGTACTGGACCGGGCTTATGGGCTCAGCGTTCTGGCGTAAGGAGATATTTGATGCGTGATATGTATGAAGTGATGGATCGTTGGGGCGCTTGGGCTGCAGCGGATAGTAGCGGTGTGGACTGGCAACCAATTGCGGCTGGGTTTAAAGGATTATTTCCTCATGGTAAGAAATCTCGTCAACAGTGCGATGACGATGAAGGTATTATGATTGATGGATGCGTGGCTCGCTTACGCAAGTATAGGCCTGATGAGCATGAATTAATTATTGCTCACTTTGTGATCGGTATTTCATTGCGCACTATTGCGAAGAAACGTAAGTGCTCGGATGGAACTATCAGGAAAGATTTACAGGCAGCACTGGGGTTTATAGAGGGAAGTTTTGCAATTGTTATCGAATAGAAAAAGCAGGCCACTTGGCCTGCTTACTAGGGTTTACGCATTATGATTGTTTTCTAATAGTCTCTGGAAGAAACTATTTCGATCCGAGGATTTTTCTCTAGATTTTATCTTTTCAGATACAAAAAAATCCTTAATCGTTTTCGGTTGGTTTTTTTGGAAAGATTGTTTCATTTTCATAAGCTACCCTCATGTGTTCCCTTATGACCGAGAGAAGAAGTGATGGTTCAACTCTTGCTCAAAATAGTGTTTCCGTTTAACCCAAATGAATCCATCAGCTTTCGAAATTACTGCTACGTCAATTGGGCCGCCTACTGTCTCCGAGTCTTCTGATACTTTTCGTTTAAAAGCAGTAAGGTTAACGAGAGACTCTGCCATGTAAGCTAAATCTTGCTTAGGAAGAAACTTGATCATGTCGACCACCTTCCGCACGTAGTTTTCATGCATGAAATTCTGTATACGTTTATCACATTCAGCTACAGTGCAGTTAACCAAATCAAGTATAGCAGCTTGCGTCTCTTCTATTTTGTCATTTGGTATCACTTTAGTGATTGTTGAGTCAATACCTCCAAGCAGGTTAGCAATCGACTCTTGATATTCTTTATGAAGTTGTCCAAGTAACCCTTGATTGGCGCCTTGCATAAAGGCACCCACTTCTTCACTTTGGGCAAATGGAGTAACTCCACTTTCGCCACCAGATGAACATTTCCCTTCATTTTTGTATCGACGAACCTTATCATTAAAGTATCCACCAATATCAAATGAAAGTACTTTTGGGTAATAATCGTTCTCACCGTAGCCGGCAAAAACGATCCCAGTGATATTGCCAACATCATTAATTTTACAAATCATGGCAGCAAAAATGCTTGCCAGAACCTTGTAGAAATCTGGGGGAACATCAACTTCTGGGAGGCGTCCTAATTTATCGGCTACGATCCGAACACTAAGGCCATCACAAAATGCACGAGCGTCATCCAGGTCATCGCCAGAAAAACCTTCTAAAAAGTCCGTATCGGATAGATGTTCCAATAACTCCTGACAGTACTCAACGAATTCAGTAAAAAATAGCTGATGATCGAGAGGATTCCAGTAACTAGGCTCTTTTTGGTCTGCAAAAGTATCAAATAACAGATCGAAAACACCATCTGATAAGTATTGATAAAGGTTGTCTTCACGCATTCCTGGAGTGACAATATCGTTTGATTTTTCTAAAAAATCAAAAAAATCACTAACATAGCCTTCAAGGTTGGGAAAGTGATTATCGCCTAGTTTTTTTCGATAGGCTTTGATCACCAATTCCCAAGGCGCCGAACATAAATCACCAGCACCATATACCATAACACCGACTGGATGGTGTTTGGTGAGAGCAAAGAGTTTTTCAGCACCATTGTAGATTTTATGCTTACCCCCGCCTGATATTGTTACAGCAGAATCCGCAGCTAACGCAACAGCAGATTTATTGAAAACAGCAATTTCAGCAGTCAT